GAAGCAACTATAAGACAAATGAAAGCAAAGCAAGCATTTCGCCTAGCATTGCTCAATCAATTATTAGAAGAACACTATGACAAGTATAGTGGGAACTAATAAATACAATATGTAAATTAAATCAAGGAGATAATAAATGAAACTAGCACAATTAACATCTGAACCACAATTAATAGAAGTCACACTTGACGATAGTGATATCTTAGAAAAGTATGGTGAAGCCATCACGTTTCACACATATGATCGTCAACCAATGGATGTATTCATGCGCCTTGCTAATATAGATCAAAAAAATACTGGTGACTTGATTGAGATCGTTAAGACATTAATATTAGATGAAGAAGGAAAACAAGTTTTAAATGATAAAAACATGTTGCCAACTAGCGTATTGATGAAAGCGATACAAAAGGTGACCGAACAGTTGGGAAAATAACAAATGACACGCTTGACATGAAAAGTGCCAAGATGGTGTCAATATTACAATTAGATGGACTTGGTAAAAGATATGGTCTTTTACCAAGTGAAGTACTACAAAGAGGTAATACGTTTGATTTGTATATATTAGATTGTGCGTTAAGTTTTGAACACTATCATCATGAAAAAGCGATGAATAAGGGCAAAGCACCAGTACCAAACTATTCGCAAGATCAATTGTTAAATATACTAAAGAAAGGCAAATTAGAATGATTACATTAAATGTTAAAGGTGTACAAAAAGTTTCTACAAAATTGAAAAAAATTGAAAAGAAACTTGATAAAGTACCTGATGAAGCACATAAAGTATTTGTTGCTAATACCCCTATTAGAAGTGGCAATGCAAGACGCAATACCAAATTGCAAAAAGATACAATCAAAGCAAATTACCCATATGCTAAACGATTGGATGAAGGCTATAGTAAACAAGCACCAGATGGTATGGTTAAACCTACCGTAGAGTTCATACGTAAGCGTATAAAGCAAATTTTAGCAGGCAAATAAAATGGCTGATAATATAGATATTAACGTTAATGTTAACACAAGTCAAGCACAACGTAATTTAAATAACCTTAACAAACGTCTAGATGATGTTAACAAAAGTTTTGGTGGATTAAAATCTGTGCTTGGTGGTTTAGCAATAGGAACAATTGTTAATAACCTATTAAATTTTGCAGCGAGCATGGTCGATGTCGCAAATAGCACCGATATCGCGTTAGAAACAGTTATTGGATTCAGTCGTGCAGTACAACAAAATGGTGGCGATATCGCCGGTGCTCAACAAGCATTACAAAAATTCAATGTCACCATTGGTGAAGCAGCACAAGGAAGTGCAGGCGCACAAGAAGCATTTAGTAAAGTTGGTGTAAGTTTAGATGACTTACGTTCACTAAGCCAACAAGATTTATTGCGCAAAACTATACAAGGCTTGAATCAGATACAAGATGCAAGTCTACGTGCTAAATTAGCAAGCGAATTATTGGGTAAATCTTTTAGAGAGATAGACCTAAAAGGTTTAGCCAATGATTATGATGGTGCTATAAGAGGTAGCAAATCATATGTTGAAGCAGTAAGAACTGCTGACCAAGTGCAAAATAATTTAGAAAAATCATTATCCGATCTAACAATAGCATTACTAGTAATATTACAACCTATAGGTGAATTAGCAAAATCAATCAATACTAATATAGATACTATCATCAAATGGGGCAGTGCAATATTAGAATTTGGTAAAGTAGTCGCAGTATTTTTTGTAGTCGGTCGTGTCGTCGGTTTGTTAGTAAAAGGTTTTGCATTATTGAGTGGTGGTATCGCTGGATTGATTGCAGGTGCTGCTGGAATAATGAGAACATTCGGCGCATTTACTACTCAATTGAAAGCAGTTGTAAAGGAAGGCGCTATAACAAGCGAGACATTCAAAGGTTTACAGAAACGATGGAAATATCTACAAGATGAAATTCCATTATTAGCAAATGGTATCGCAGTAATCTCAGCCGCTCTTTATGGAGCATATGCTGCTGGTAAAAAGTTTTTAGGATTACAAGAAGATTTATCTGGACCAGTAGTCATACAAGGCGAAGGCGCACAAGCCATACCAGAAGGTTACTTTGAGAAACGCAGAGAACAACTTCGCCAAGTTACAGAAGCATTACTAAAAGAAAAACAAGCGATACAAGAAGTAACTGCTGCTTATCAACGCAGCAATGCTGAACAAATCGCAACCATAAATCTACAACGTTTATCATTGGACATGAGCCGTGATGAAGTCGATGTGATGAACGCTGTCGATCAAGTTATAAAGCGTAATGAAGAATCAATAAGAAAACTAAAAGATCAAAAAGCAAGTTTGGCTAGCGATAGTCCATTGATTGGTGCTATCAATGCTGAAATCAAAAAACTAGAAGAAAGTTTAGAAACTGATAAGCGTGTTACTGCTGAAGCAGTTCGCAATTTACAGACAAGACAATTAGAACAAGAAAAACTAAACCTAATACTTGAAGAAACAAAACAACGTATTAGTGATAGTCAATCATTGCAAACATTGCAAACTCAATTGGCTGTGATTGGTCAATATGGTGATCAATTAGAAAATAATTTGATGATATTGCAAGTCACCGAAGAATTGCAACGTAAACTCACTGATTTAGAAGTAGGACGTTTAGAATTAGAAAATCAAAGAACACAATTAGGTGAAACAAGATTTGCACAAGAAATGGCACATCTAGAAGCATTACGGAATGCTGCTTATGAATATGCTGGTGCAAGACTTGAAGGCGAGCAAAAGATATTAGAAGCGCAGAGAGCGACTAGAGAAGATGCTCAATTAGGTGTTGAACAAGCAGTCGCAGATATTGCAAAACAATTTGAACCATATAACATGGCTCAAGAAGCAGTGAAAAAAGGTTGGGATGCTATTGGTAATGCAGTAGATCAATTTGTCGAGACAGGTAAATTTAAGTTTAGTGATTTTGCACGTAGTGTAATACAGGATTTAGCAAAGATGATTGCCAAAGCAATGATTTTCAAGGCAATATCATCAGCACTTGGTGCATTTGGTATATCAATACCAGGACTTGCATCAGGCGGTCCTGTAGAAAAAGGACAACCTTATATTGTTGGTGAAAAAGGTCCAGAACTATTTGTACCACAAGGTGCTGGTCAAATAATACCAAATAATAAATTAGGTGGTAATAACGGTGCTAATACAAATGTACCAACAGGTCCTATTACAAATAATTACAATACATATAACATCAATGCACTTGATGCTAAATCAGTAGCACAATTGTTTGCTGAAAATCGCAAAGCAATATTTGGTGCAAACAAAATGGCAGAACGTGAAATGAGTTATGTAGGAGCAAGATAATGCCAGCAGGTTTACAGACAATTATTAATAAAGCAAGTTCATTAACAATAGATCGCAGAAAAGTTGTTGGTATACAAGTTACACGTAATGAAATACCGCGCACAAGTTTGACACCAACAAAGCAGCCATGGCGATTTAAATTAAGTATGCCAAGCAGTTTACGATATTACAATAACAGAGACCTTTTAGAAGCATTGGATACAATTGATCGTTACACGCCCCAAACAATTACATTTAGTAATAATGCTTGTTTGAGTTGGATATTTCGTTATCAAGGTGCTATGACATCTGGTCAAATAAGTGCAATTACTGTTAGTAGTTTTATAGGTAATCAATTAATATTAGGTAATTTACCATCAGTAGGTACAAGCACAGTTTTATTTGAACCTAATGATTTAATACAACTTGGATCATATACATATCCATTTACAAGTACAACACAAATATTGCGTGGTGGTTCAAGCACAGTAACTATAACAACCAATAGACCAAATATTATAACTAGTTCAGTAGTTGGGGCAAATATAACAGTAGGTAATGGTTGTACATTCAATATGTTTTGTCCAAATATGCCTACATATAAATTGATACCTGGCGGTTATGTAGCAAGTGGTAGCACAACATTAAACAATGCATTGATTGAATTTAGTGATGATTTTGATTTATATGAATGGGTAGGTACAGCATGACGCAGAGTATACCTGAAGTAGGGCCAAATGTAACACAAATCAATAACGCAGAATTTGTGAAGATTACTATTTACAACGAGTATCCATATACAGATGCAGCAAATATTACAGCAAATAGTAGTTACATAATTCAATCAGCAGGTAATACCAATTGGACAAGTATCGGTGCAAGTAGTAATGCTGTTGGAACATATTTTACAGCAAATAATACAGGTTCAGGTAATGGTACGGCTGCAAATGTTACAGTTTTAACATTTAGTTCAAGTTATAAAAATGAAACTATTAGTGGCAATGTATATGATGCATTAGGTGGATTATTAGAAGTTGGGGCACAAAATAGAAATTTACGTGTAACCAGCGGAGAAACAATGATCGCATTATCAGGTATAGATGGTAATAATATCTATAACGTTTTAGCAACTAAAATTCGTGGTAGTGAAGTAGAAATATTACGAGGTTTTTATAATAACAATATGATATTAACTAACACTTATCCCAGATTTAGGGGAGTAATAACTAGTTACGGTATTAGTGAAGATCGTGATAATTTAGAAGATAATTTTACAGTTAGCGTAAGTGCAAGCAGTTATAAAACAGTATTAGAAAATAGGATTGCAGGAAGAAAAACAAATAAGGAAAGTTGGAGATTTTTTGATAGCACTGATAGTAGCATGGATCAAGTTTATGCTATATCAGGAGTAACATTTGATTTTGGACAAACACCAAAAGCAGGCCCAGTAATACCAGGCGGAGGTGGCTTCCCAACAGGTCCAGGCGGAGGTGGTTTCCGTAATGAATTCGGAGATCAATCCGACCGATGATTATACGCGAAGCAAATAAATTTGATATGCCCTATTTTATAAAACTAATTCATCGTATTAATGATGATGATGGTTTAGGTGATATAATTTGTGGTAGTTTAGATGATAATCATATTAATAGTATATTTGCTACAATTCTAGCAGGTGCGGGTATTTGTTATATTGCTGAAAGTGATGCACCCATTGGTTTAATTGTTGGAGCAATCAGTCCAAATATTTGGGCTCCTCAATATTTGTTTATGCATCAAATATTATATTTTGTTGAAGAAGAATACAGACATACAAGAGCAGGTTATTTGTTATTTAAAGAATTTGACAAAAAATGTAAAGAATTAGTAGAACAAAAACGTATACATCATATAACATTAAGTACTCCAAAAACATTATTAGAAATGAATTTTGATAGATTTGGTTATGAATTATGTGAAAAAACTTGGATAAAACAAGGTATGAGAAATGAGTAAGGTTGTTAAAAAAATTGCAGCAGCGGTTGCTGTTGTAGCCGCTATAGTTTTTACTGGTGGTACTGCATTAGCAGCAGTGGCTACAACCATTGGCAAAGCATTAGTAACTGCGGCTGTTAGTATTGGTATTAGTAGATTAGTTGCTAAACGTTCTAATATTCCTGCAGAAGCAGGTGGAGACGGTGGGGGTCGTGTTCAATTACCACCTGCAACAACTAATAAACTACCTGTAGTTTATGGTACGTCATTTATTGGTGGTGCGATTACAGATGCTATGCTATCTACAGATCAAAAAACGATGTGGTACGTTGTTGCATTAGCAGAAGTAAGTGATGATCAAGGTGGCGGTGGCGGAAGTTATACGTTTGATACTAGTAAATTTTATTATGATGGAAAAAATGTACAGTTTGGTATAGATGGTGCTGTTACAGGTCTTATTACTAATACATCAACACCTCAGGTAGATACACGTTGTAATGGATTTTTATACATTTATACATTTGTTAATGGTAGTGGAACTAATGTAAACAATAATCATCCATATACCGCACAACAAATATTAAGTACAACAAATGGTGTTCCTGCGGCACAAGCATGGTCATCAAGTCAAGCAATGACTAATTGTGCTTTTGCTATTGTTAGGGTAATTTATAGTACAGATGCAGGCACAACAGGAGCAGGTTCATTAACTGTTAATATTACAAATAGTATTACTAAACCAGGAGATGCAATATTAGATTACATGCTCAACAATCGTTATGGTTGTAATTTGCCATTAAATGCTATTGATACAACAAGTTTAACTGATCTAAACACATATAGTGATGATTTGATTGATTATAAACCAGTAGGTTGGAATACAGGCGATCCATATAGCCAACAATCAAGGTACCGCATAAATGGTCCTGTAGATACTGGACAAAATTGCTTGAACAATCTACAATTCTTAGTAGATAGTTGTGATAGTTGGTTGCAATATAGCGAGTTGTCAGGCAAATGGCGTGTTGTTATGAATAAAGGATATGACCAAGCGCCCAATGCTCAAACTATAAATCAATTGTTTAGTGTAGACAGCAGTAATCTTGTTGGAGGTATAGAAGTCAGTCCTATTGATTTAAATGAAACATTTAATGAAGTAGAAGTTGGATATCCAAACACAAACATAAAAGATCAAACTGATTATCAAATTATAGATTTATTCTTAGAAGATCCACAATTATTAAGTGCAAATGAAGCAGTCAATAGATTAAATTTGACTTTACCACATGTCAATAACGCAGTTCAGGCAAAATATTTGGCTGCCCGTAGACTATATCAAAGTCGTGAAGATTTAGTGATTGCGTTTAAACTTGATTTTAGCGGTATTCAAATAGAAGCAGGTGATGTAATTCGTGTAACGCATGAAGTATATGGTTGGACTGATAAATTATTCCGTGTATCAAGTGTAGCAGAAGAAAAAGATGCTAGTGGTAATTTATTTGCAGCGATACAAGCGTTTGAATATAGCAATGACATATATGATGACATTATTCAAGATTACGTACCTGCATTTAATACAGGTTTAATTGATCCAAATGTTATAAGTCAGCCAGGCACACCAACAATAACAACATCAGCACCAGTAAACGGACAAATTACCAGTTTTGATGTTACAAGTTATGTACCGGATACTGGGCTTGTATTATATATGGATTTTAATTATGGTAATTCTAGTAATGTTTTAGAACATCGTTTATATCGTACCATTCAACAAAGCAATGGTGCTCCTTATATAAACAGTGATAGTGCAAATGCTGTATATACAAATGTAAGTGTAAATGTCAATGATTTGGTAAGCGGTAATTATTATTGGTCAGTAACAGCACGCAATAATACTTCAGGAAAGCGTAGTAATAGTAGTGGGGCACTTCAATGGTTCGGAGCAAACGTTGTTGAAAATATTGTTCTTAATGGTTGTAATGCTACTAGTAATGGTAATGCTATTACAAGTGATGTTATTGCTAATTTACAGGTTGGTAGTAACGTGTTTTTTATTTCAGGAACAGGTGAATTAGGAAATAATACGTATGTAACAAATGTTATTAGTAATACTTCGTTTACAATTACACCAAATCCTATTACACCTTTAAGTAATGCATGTTTGCAACTACAGTTGGGAGGAGTGCGAGGTAATCAAGTACAAAGTAATACAGTAACATATGTTAATGTAAATGATAGTGCTAATCCTGCAAGTAGAATTGTTGCCATTGGTTTTAGTACAGCAAGTTTAGGTAGCAATACTACTCAATTACCTATAGAAATTACTACTGCTTTTGTACCTAGACCTGTATACTTAGATGGTACAAACATTGATCCTAATTATTATAATCCATATTTTCAAGGAACATCAACAACTGCAAATGGATATAGTAATAATAGCACAGCACCATATGCTCCAGCATTTGCAAGTTTTCAAACTTGGCAAGAAGGAGATGATGGATATTATTCATTTATATATACCGGAAGTAATATATCATTGGCTAATAATGAAAATTTACAGACTTTTTTAGAAGTAACTTTAACATCTAATGTTGATACAATAATTCAACTTATTCCTTTTTATGCTGTTGATTTATCTGGAAATTTATATACCCAACATATGACTGATAGTACTTATATAATTATGGGTAACACTAGTTACCAAGCACAATTAAACATAAATTATAATTCAGCAGATGATAATCCAATAATTGCTGCGGGGTTTGCCGTAAGGAATACTGTTGCAAATTCAAGATTAACTATTCCATATGCGTTTTTAGATGTAAATAAGGCTAGATTCCCACAATTAGGTGCATGATAAAATATATAAGGAATTATTTATGCAAGATTACAAAATAAAACAAATAGAAATAAATCCTATAATAGGATATAAAAAAAATTTAGAAATTATTGATTTAATAGAAAATGGACCTTTAGATAAATTTATAGTATTTGCAAAAGAATATAATATTTTTCAAGAAAGTAAAAATAAATTTTATTTAAGTATTTGTGAAAAAATAAAATTGCGACTTACCAAGGAAAATTTATCTGTAGACGTATTAAAATAGGAAAAATTTATGTCAAGTAGACTTATACCATTTATAACAAATGGAAACTTAGGTTCAAATAATAATATTATACTTACTGGCGGTGCCAATGGACAAGTATTAACTACTAATGGATTAGGTAATTTAAGTTGGTCAAATGGTGGCATTGGAGCAACAGGTCCTATCGGCGCAACAGGCGCTACTGGTGCAACTGGTGCAGGTGCAACAGGTGCTACTGGACCGATTGGTGCTACTGGTCCTAGTGGTGGTCCTACAGGAGCAACCGGCGCAACAGGACCACAAGGTGCTACAGGTAGTGGAGGCACTGCAGGATATAATTGGAATACTGTGTTTGATATGCCTAATAATTTACCTGCTCTATATATATCTTCATCTCAAACACGATATGATACAGGTAGAACTTTTGTAATAACAGGTATACAAGCAAACATTGGAAATTTTGTTACAACAAATACAGAGCCTTTAACAGGTACAGGTAGGATATCAGCCGCAGGATGGCAAGGAAATTTGGGATTGCAGCCTAATTCTAATACAAGTTATTATAGTTATACTGGAGGGGTTGCTGTATTGCCATTGATACAAGGTAATACTACGAATGCAAATGCAACACTCGCAAAAGTAAGAGCGACACAAACTCAAGTACATTCTGGAAATACTATGATAAGTGATGTAATTGTTACTGGTGTCGCCAACTATGGCAAAAATCCGATATACAGTTTTAATGGTAATATTACTAATTTTGTTACCATAGGTTCGCATATTTTTTATCACACTAATGATGATTTTTCATCAGCAATGATTAGTTATTCTAGTAACTTAAGATTAGGAAATACGTTTGGAGGTAGTAGTATAAGTTGGAGTAATATAATTTCAAATTCTAATCCTAATTATTTTGCAACAGATGCAAAACCAGATGTTAATATTTCAAATACACATTTAATTTTATTAAATAATAATAATTTTTCTAATTTATCTATTTTACTAAACTTTACTGCACCTTCTACTATAACAAGTAATACTATTGGAACGATTGGTGGATATTCTCAATTAGCAAACATTGGAAACATTTTTGCGTCTGTGACATCAAATGCTGCTAATACCTTAGGCAAAATTATTACTGGTACTGGAACACTTTCATCTGAAATATCTTTACCTACAGTAACCTCTAATGCTACAGTAAGTTATGGTCATTGTATTGCTGGTAATCCATATACAAATACATTTATAATATCAGCAGAAGATTATAATTCAAACACTTCAACTGGCACTTCATATATTGTAAGAAGTAATAATAGCGGTAGTTCTTGGTCAGTAATTGATTCAGGTAATACATATCCTACTCAAATTACTGCTGCTTTTGGAAATTCTTGGTATGGAGTTAGGAATCAAGGAAATTCTTCTAATTCTATTTTATATTATAGTTCAGACAATGGTTTAACTTGGACTAATGCTGGAAATATAAATGCAAATTTATCGCAAATCCTTTTTTTACATAATCTTGATAATCAATATGATCCAACCATTTTAGTAGCATCTAGCAATCAAAGTCCGGTTGAATATGGTATTTATGGACCAAATATTTCAGGAACAGGATGTTTTGTACATGAATTATCAACTAATTGGCAAACCATAGTTGAAACTACTAAAGGTTATGGTGTAAGTCCTTATCTTTTTGCATATGTAAGTACAGGAAACATTAAAAGCCTTAATGGTAATTTATTTGTATTTCAGTCATAAATAACAATATACACCATACATCTGCGAGGTAGCATGGTATGGTCATAACGCGAGGCAGCGAAGATGGCAAAATTTAGTCAAAATACGCTCAATCAAGTCGGTGGATTTGATGGGCAAGTACTAGCACAAGAACTAGTATACAATCAAAAAGATTTCTGGAACTTAGCATGGAGTAACATCACAAGTTACCCAAGTGGTTGGCAGACAGGCACTACGCCAATCAATTTAACAGGCGCCACTATTGACGCGACTATAATTCGCAGAGCCATCACAAATTTCCGTGACAGCAGAAGTGGTTATGATTTCACTATAACTGACTACCCATTAGTCAGCAAAATCACAGATATCACATCAACTACTACAGGTACTAATATATTGACATGCACATCAACAGCAGAACTGTTCATAGGTATGCCTGTACAGTTTCGTGGCACAGTGTTTGGTGGTGTGACAATCAATACAACATTTTATGTCAAAGAAGTTATAACAAGCACAACATTTACTATCAGTGACACACGTGGTGCAGCACCAACATATACACCTGGAACAGTATTTGCATTAACAACTGCTAGTGGTTCAATGACGATGAATCGCATTGAAGCACTTCCAATCAGTTTGTCAATAACAAATCGTGTTAATAGTACAGGAAGTTTTACATTAGTTATAGATGAAGAAGCGTGGGCGACGATAGGTCGTGATAGTTTGCAAGTCACATATAGCGGATTACCAGGCGATCCAGATTTAGGAATCAATGCGACTGACCCAGCATGTTTCACTGGCAGAATCAAAATCAGTTTCCCAGCAAGTGGTACAACACCAGCATATGATGAGAGCATATTCTTATTGTTCCTCGTAGCATCAGACGGCGTATATAATTAAGGAGTCAATAACATGGCAAATCAAGTAAGTGTTAATGGCTCAGGCGTTGTACAAGTAAATATTGAACCTACTCCAAACGTTGTCGTACAAGTAGATCGCGCCATCGTACCACAGGGACCACAAGGTAGTACAGGTGCTACAGGTCCTACAGGCGCTACAGGACCACAGGGTGCTACAGGTATTCAAGGTGCTACAGGACAAACAGGTAGCACAGGACCTATAGGAGCGACTGGGCTAACAGGAGCGACTGGACAGACAGGCGCTACAGGCCTAACTGGACCACAAGGAGCAACCGGACTTACTGGAGCAACAGGACCACAAGGTAGTACAGGTGCTACTGGTATACAAGGTCCAGTAGGTGCTACTGGTGATATTGGACCTACTGGTGCAACTGGATTAACTGGAGCAACAGGTCTTACTGGTGCTACAGGCTTGACTGGAGCCACTGGTGATGTTGGTCCAACAGGTGCTACTGGTCTTACAGGAGCAACTGGATTGACAGGTGCAACTGGACCAATAGGGGCAACAGGTTTAACTGGTGCAACAGGTGACATTGGACCTACTGGACCTCAAGGAGCAACTGGATTGACTGGTGCGACTGGTCTAACAGGTGCTACTGGTGAAACTGGAGCAACTGGCCTAACAGGCGCCACTGGTCTAACAGGAGCAACAGGTCTTACAGGTGCTACCGGTATTCAAGGTGCAACAGGCGAGACAGGTGCTACTGGTCTAACAGGCGCGACAGGACTTACCGGAGCAACTGGTTTAACTGGCGCTACTGGCTTAACTGGTGCTACAGGTATTACAGGTGCAACTGGACCAATTGGTGCTACAGGTTTAACTGGCGCA